TCGCACCACGCTCACAGCAAACGCTGGTGCGAATGAACCCAGCGTTCTTGTTGTACTGGGTTGCAACACGCTTTGCAGCGGCAGCAGTCTTGTACGCCTTGAACATCACGCCGGCGTCATGGTGAAAGACGATATACATTATTGTGCACTCCTCAACATGTCCCCATTGTCCCTCGTTTCACCCTAAAGGTCAACAGTTGACAACAACGGGGTTTTGTAAGACAATAGGCGCATCAACTGACGAAAGGCCTGAACTGCATGTTCAATGTTTCTGCTGATTTAAAAAAGCGAGTCGAACAACGGCTTGCTGAATGCGTCGCGAAGTCTGGAATCGACACTGGCAAGATCACAATCAAGTACGACATCAACAGCAAGCGGCTCGGTGGTCAGGCGATCTACAGCACGAACACGATCCGCTTGAACCCGGTGTTCCTCAACGCTCACACCGAGCAGTACATCTTTGATACCGTCGCCCACGAATGGGCACACCTTGCTGCCCACAAAAAGTATGGGCGGTTCATCAGCGATCACGGTACTGAGTGGAAGAATACGATGCGGTCAATCGGTGTGCCGCCTGAGCGTTGCCACAGCTACAAAGTGCCAGATGGGATCCGTGTTGGCAAGCAGGTCAAGAAATACGCTATCGTTTGCAATCAGTGCGGTGCGTCGATGGCGTGCGGTGCGAAGGTGTTCAGCAAGCTGCAAGCCGGTGCAACGTATCGCCACAATGCATGCGGTGGGAGGATCACCCCCGTTGGTGCTGTCAATCCCGTGGTGCCGAAGCCTGTTGTCGCCCCGAAGGTTGTTGCGAAGAGCAATGGTGGTGCGACGAAGTTGGAAAAATGCACGGGGATTTATCTGCGGAACAAGCAGCAGCTTGACCGCCAGCGGATGATCGCTGCGTTCGTCAACGGTGCTGATTGCACCCCAGCCTGTGCCAGTACGTACTACGCAAAGCTGAAGAAACAATACTGTTGACTTGTTGTCGGAATAGGGGTATAATCGGTCGTATGAAACAAAACCGCTTCCCCACTCTGAACGAGGCGCTCGCGTCTGAGGGCTTGGTTGAAACTTTCGAGTTGCACTACCGGCCGATCCAGTATGGCGAGACGCGCACTTGGACATTTGACGATGGGTCGAAGTACGGCCACTTTGTGTCGGTCACACGATTCGAGGATGGCACGTACGAACGCCCTGTGCATTACAAGCGATGAAAGGATACTGAAATGGATATCCAATATCAAGAAGGCGATGTGATCCGCTTGCGCCGCGTTGACTACTTCGCCGACCCGGTGGACGCTGATGAGCACGCCCGCGTGCTCGAAGCACAAGAGAACGGCGAGCTATTCGTCGTCGCCCGCGAAGCGGCTGAGGGCTATTACGACCTGAAAAGCCAGTCGACTGACCTCAAGCTGTTTGCGGTGAGCGAGTATCATTTCCTCCCTGCACCGAAGTAAAAGAGTTGGACACCGTTGACCTTTTACCCTAACTCGAGTACAATACCCCCATCAATCAACGAAAGGGCACTGAAATGAAAGCAATCGTTACTCGCCAAAACCTCGACGGTTCGTTTGACGAAGTTGGGATGAACAACCGTACTGTGTTCGGTCCGTACCGCGCACAACGGACAATCGAGAAACTCGCAGCTGAGTTCGCAGGTCGTCGTGGGTACCGTGTTGAACTGTACCGCACAGACAGCATTTACGGCGAGCCTGACGACGTGCGGTTCTACAAGCCAAGTGCCGAAGTATGAACCCGGCAACACCCAAGGTGTTCCTCGATCTTGAGGGCACCGTGATCACGGGGTGGAATGACCCGTACCTGAAGAACACACGGAAGGTGCGGGAATACCTGCGCTCTATTCCGGAGTTTGACGGGACGGTTGCAATCTTTAGCTTTGCGATCCACAACACGTACGACCAGGGCGTGTTCGAGCAGACAATGAAGAGGCGGCTCGAGGACGCGCTCGACGTGTTGATCACAGAGTGGCCTTCCGTCCAGGATGTCGCGAAAGCGAGCCAGCGGTTGACTGGTGTGAGGTGGTTTGATGGCGACGTGATGAGCGGGGTCGACGTCGACAAGTTTATCTCAATCAAGGGGGAGGCTGGGGCGTTTGAGGACTTTTGCCTTGACCGCCACAAGAAAGGTGACAGCACCCACTTCGTCTTGATCGACGATGCTGTGCCAAACAAGACGATGATCTACCACAACCGTGGGCTGGTGATCGATCTTGTCAACGTTGACCTTTTGCCCTAACTCGAGTACAATACCCCATCAACTGACGAAAGGACCTCAAATGGTAACGACTAAGCAAGTTCGAGATGTGATGCGCAAGCACGGTGTGAGTAGCTGCGAAATCTGGACAAATAAGTACCAGGGGTGGCCGAGCGATAAGCGGACGGTCAAGTGCTACTTCAACCGTCGCAACGCGATGGTTGAAGAGCTGATTGCGCTCGCAGGTGCGGACAATGTCAAGGTGACGCCTGGTGCTGGCCACTGCTATAGCGGTCTTGGCATTGTTGTTTATTGTGTCAAGGGGTAAGCGATGTTTGTGATCTATAACACGAAAGACTTTTATCTGTGGCGCGAGCCGAACCATTACAACGAGCGCTATTACGCGACCGCCCGAGCCGCCAAAGCGCAGCTGACTAAGCTGACGAAAGGGCCATCGGCTGTGCTGAAAGAGGATGAGTGGGCTGTCGCATCTGTGGACGAGTTCCGCATGATGGAGCCAGAGGTCGAAGTGGAGAGCGTGATGGGCGGCACTGTGAAAGTGCGCGCAAGTGAGCGCGGCAATCCTGCGCTGGACCCGGGTATGGAAGGCTACTGGTCAATGTGAAAAACGGGGGCATCAAGCCCCCGTTGCCTTTTACCCTATTTGAGGGGATAATCATTCCATCAACTAACGAAAGGGCACTGAAATGAATATCCAATATCAAAAAGGCGATGTGATCCGCTTGCGCCGTGTCCACTACTTCAAGGCGGTGATCACCGACCCGATGGACTGGAGTATGGATGCTGATGAGTACGCGCGCGTGCTCGAAGCACAAGAGAACGGCGAGCTGTTTACTGTCAGCGCTGAGGTGAACGAGGGCTATTACAACCTGAAAAGCCAGTCGACTGACCTCGAGCTGTTTGCATTGAGCGAGTTCCATTTCCTCCCTGCATCGAAGTAAAAGAGCTGGACATCGTTGACCTTTTACCCTAACTCGAGTACAATACCCCCATCAACTGACGAAAGGGCAATGAAATGGTTATCAAATATCAAAAAGGCGATGTGATCCGCTTGTGCCGTGTCCACTACTACACCGACCCGATGGACTGGGGCATGGATGCTGACGAATATGCCCGCGTGCTCGAAGCACAAGAGAACGGTGAGCTGTTTACCGTCGTCGCTGAGGTGAACGAGGGCTATTATGATCTGAAAAGCCAGTCGACTGACCTCAAGCTGTTTGCGGTGAGCGAGTACCATTTCCTCCCTGCACCGAAGTCGTGAAAAAAAGTTGGACGTCGTTGACATTTGACCCTAACTCAAGTACAATACCCCCATCAATCAACGAAAGGCACACAAATGATCGAGTTCAACAACGCTACCGGTAAGTTCGAGTTCAAAGTCAACGGTCAGGTGATCGCTGACAGCCCGAATCAGCAGTATCTGAAGCAGAAGATCCGCAATATGGGCCAGGCTGCAGAAGTCAGTCCGTCTCTGTTCACTGCAGTCTCTGCACCTGCTGCTCCTGTTGTTAGCGAGTTCTCCGTTGATGAGCGGTTTGAGTTTATTGAGCGTTTCACTCGCGGTGTTGCAAACGGTTCGTATCTCAGCCTCGTGCTTGTTGGCGGTCCTGGCTTGGGCAAGACTCACACCGTGCTTGACACGCTGCGGAAAGAAGGCTTGACTGAGATCCTGCCGCTGGACGTTCCTGCTGCGAAAGAGGGTGAGACGACTGAAGAAGAGCTGGAAAAAATGATGGAGATGCCCGAGCAAACTGAAGGCGACTTCATCGTGATTAAGGGTTTCAGCACTCCGAAAGCGATGTACCGCACTCTGTTCGAAAACAACGGCAAAATCATTGTGTTTGACGACGCAGATGGTGCATTTCGCCAGCCTGATGCTGCGAACATTTTGAAGGGCGCTCTCGACAGCGGCGACAAGCGGTACATTTCGTGGGGCACAGAGCGTCGCGGTGATGATGGCTTGCCAACGCGTTTCGCGTTTACTGGCCGCGTGATTTTCATCAGCAACCTCGCGATGAAAGATTTCCCGCAGGCTATTCTGTCGCGTGCTGTGCACGTTGACCTCTCGCTGACTTTGGATGAGAAAATTGAGCGGATCGAAAAGATCCTGAAGTCTATCCCACAAGAAGGCGGAAAAGTCAACGATGTGATGGAGTTGATTCGCGAGAAAGCTCCTGTTTTTAAAGAGCTGAGCGTTCGCACGGCAATGATGTTGATCAAGATCCGAATGGCGGAGAAAGACGACAGGATGTTCCGTCGGATGGCATTATATCATGCATGCTGCTGAGCAGGCAGAGGGTGGAACTCGCACATCCACCCTCTGTGTCGCTTCTGAGTGCCTCGAGCACATGCGGTTAGACAATCGCCGTTCAGATTGTGTTCCTTCGCGAATGCCATGGCGTTCATGACGAAAAATACCTCCCCGTCTGGGCTGGTTATTTTGTATGTTTTCGCCATGGAATCGCGTATGTGATCTGGAACCGATTTCCCTTTGTGCCTCTCACCGATCTTCCGTTTCGTCTCTTCTGAATGGCACCACCCGCTGTGCCGTTTTCTGGCTTCGGATAGTTTTTGTTTGGTGGCAGCAGACACATGACGCCCAGTCATCCTCAGCCGCGTTGACTCACGGCAGTGATCGGATATCTGCCTCCCACGCCGTGACTCTGACATCTTGCGTTTTGTTTCCTCGGATAAAAGCCGTCCACCATCGCCACCGGTTGTGAGATTGTATCCGTGAGGTGATAGTGTATTGAGGTGCTCGATGAGATGTTGTTCTATCTCGCATGCCTCCTCGAGCGTCAACTCTGTATACAGAATCTCATGCGTGAAGCTCTCCCAGCCGTATTTTTGGATCGCGTTTCGAAACGCTGTACATTCGCTCTGTTGTGATATGTGTTGTTTACACCGTCTGTCATAATCACAGGTGAAGCCAATGTACGATTTGCCCGAAGGGCTGGTGTGTTTGTAGACTAAATAGTTCATGCTGGTGCTCCTTGTAAGCATTAGAGTCGGTGGAGTTGGCGCTCGCGACCGACACCTTTATTTATGATTGTGTACCACGCTACACCCCTGTTGCCTTTTACCCTATTTGAGGGGATAATGGGGACATCAACCAAAGGAGCGTATGATGATGTGGACAGCCAAAGATGCTTTCGATAGCCGAGAGTACACGAACAAACTCGTTGACCTGATCGAGATGGGTGCTATCAACACTGACTTTCTCGTTCGCGAGCTGCTCGGGTGGATGAGCGAGGACGATGTCAAGCGGTTTATGCGTGCGAGCGACCTGACGGTCGCTGTTGAACCCGACGAAGATGACGAGGAATAAAATGCGCGAATACACTGTCGTGTTCACCACCGAAGAGATGGTTGGCAACGAGACCGATGAGATGACGATCGAGGCGCCGAACCTCGAGACTGCGTACGAGATCGTCAACGAACAGTACCCGGATCTGATCATTGACCAAATCTTCTGACCTGTTGACCTTTGACCCTAAATCAACGATAATAGCTCATCAACCGAAGGAATACACGATGGACACAAAAGCAGCAAGGGCAGCTCGCAAAGCAGCAAAGGCAGATCGCAAAGCAGCAGCCATCGCAAAGATCAAAGCGCACGCTGATATGTGCCTGCGCAATGCGGCACGTCGCACATCGCCCCTCGCCCAAAAAACCCTCACCGATCTCGCTGCAAAAATATTAGCCACAATTCGTTGACCTTTGCCCTAAATCAGGGTACAATAGCCACATCAACTGACGAAAGGACCTGAAATGAACCAGACCGTATCTCCCGCACGTGTTCGCGAACTCGTTCTGATGGCAAAGGAACTCCGCACGCACGAGATTCAGATTCTGCTTGCTGCTGTCGGTCTTCAGGTTGCGCAAGACCTTGCATGCGCAATGATCGAAGATGCCCCGGACGAGTATGAGGGCGAGTCGGTCTATCACGGTGTCTATTTGTGGGACCACGCCCCTATGATCATCGAAGATGTTGTGAACGAGCGCGAACTCGCACAGGTTGTCAACGACTACAAACTCGGTCCGATGTTCGACATCCAGCTGCAGCGCGAACTCGTTGCCAAGCCTGTCAAGGTGTGAGATAATATATACCTTGTGCGGGTGTAGCCCAATAGGCAGAGGCAGATGACTTAAAATCATCACAGTGCGGGTTCGAATCCCGCCACCCGTACCAGTAGGGGCTGGTAGCTTAGCGTCCTAAAGCAGCGGCCTCATAAGCCGTTGATCGTGGGTTAGAATCCCACCCGGCCCACCAAGATTTTTCTGCCCATAGTTAAATGGAAATAACAGGACTCTTCTAAAGTCTAGTTCGTGGTTCGATTCCACGTGGGCAGGCCAAACAAAACTTGTACTACAACTATCGAGGTACAAATCATAAATACTTCTGCTGCTAGTAGGAGTATACAATGAAGACATGTACATGTTGTAAGATAGAGAAAGAAGAGGCGGATTTTTATAAGCACAAACGCATGAAGGATGGGTTATCGCCCAGGTGTAAAAAATGCGACGATCAAGGCAATCGTGCTACACGAAACAAGGACCTTGACAAGGCTCGAGGGTACAGAAACCGATGGAAAAGGGATCTTATTGAACGCATCAATGCGTGGAAGGCTTCTCAAGGTTGTGAGTGTTGCGGAGAATCTGAGTCGTGCTGTTTGGAACTACACCATACAGACCCGTCTCAAAAGGAAAATCACCCGTCTCTGTTGAGAACGAGCTGGGACCGATTTATGACAGAAGCTGAAAAGTGCGTTGTTGTTTGTAGCAACTGTCATAAAAAAATACATGCGGGAGTGTTGACTGTTTAAGCACATACATATATAATAGCAAAACGCCCTGTTAGTTCTAGTGGTAAAACATCGGTTTTGTAATCCGAGGTCGGGTGTTCGATTCACCCCCAGGGCACCATATCCGTAGGAAGCCGGTCGGTCTTCCGCTGACACCGACAAAGCGTTCAGGTAAAGTGAGTGCGTCCCATCGCCCCGCCTGGTTAACGAACGCTGCAGCGACTTGAGGACCTAGAGTCGCCCCTTTTCAGACCCTGTTGACCTTTACCCTAAATCAGGGTACAATAGCCACATCAACTAACGAAAGGACCTGAAATGAACGTTCCCTGCTCCCTCACTCTGCTCAAGACCTTGTTCCCCCGCTCGGGCACCAACCGCGCTGTCACCGGGCGTATTCCAATCGACTTTTTCGAGCAGAATGAGGCTGAGATTCGCAAGGTGATGCGCGAGAACTCTCTCCGTGCTATCTACCGCGGTCCTCGTATCAGCAACAACTGCCGCGATGTGCCGTCCATGACCCGTCGCTGCGACGCAGAGGCTGTGCTGTTGTACCGCCGTTGACTTTTCCCCTAAATCAGGGTACAATAGCCACATCAACTGACGAAAGGACCAGAAAATGACGATGCCTGCTGGAACATACTACATTGGCGACCTGTGCTATGTGATGCACGATGTGTGGGGCGAGTTCTGCGACCTGACGATCGAAGGGCATTCAGTCCTGGACGGCGAGTTCATTCTCAAAGACGGCCGTCGTTTCGCCACATACTCGACAATGTACGGTGATGGTGAATACTACCCGAACACCGGCGGCCGCGTTGGTGTTGATGCTGGTCTGATTGGCTGCATTCTCGTCGACGAGATCATGGACGTCACCGACCCTGCTGAGGTGGGTGTGATCGTCGAGTTCACTCAGCCGTTCGAGACGGGCTCGGACGAGGACGGGACCATCTACTTTGGCCACGTGCGCATCCGCACAGATGATTGACCGTTGACTTTTCCCCTAAATAAGGGGATAATGGATTCGTTCAACTCCGCGGCTCAAATTAGTTTTAGGATGCGTCCAGCAACTTTTATAATTCAACTGTTAATTGAAAAATAAGCATCCTGTTTTAAAAAGGTGATACAATGAAAGCGTATTACAGAAAAGAAGAATCCAAGAAAGCAGGTAAAGTTTCTTGGCATGTGTTTAGAAATGCAAAAACCCGTTCAGGTCTTCTAAAATATTTGAAGCGTAACGGATACAGATAACAAAAGGAAATTTGACATGAACCGTTCAGGTAAACGATAGTGTCATCCAGAATTCTGGATGGTCCTGGATGGCACGTAAAATAAAATAATTTACGACACCATCCACAGCAAACTTTGCCGGCGAAGTATCCGGCTCTTACCCGGAAAACTCGGTTCGATTCCGAGAGCAAGGGGATAATGGATTCATCAACTAACGAAAGGACCTGAAATGTCGAACATGTCTTACTGCCGCTTTGAGAACACCTCCAACGACCTGCAAGATTGCGTTGATGCAATGGAGGAAGCGTGCACGATGGAAGAACTTGATCTGTCGTCGTACGAGCGTGCCGCAATGAATCGGATGGAAGATTTGTGCCGTCGGTTCTTGGCTCAGTACGAACACCTCCTGCAGTCTGACCCGATCGCTGAGGAAGAATAAGCCTGTTGACTTTTCCCCTAAATGAGGGGATAATGGATTCATCAACTAAAGGAGAAACCAAATGTCGAACATGTCTTACTGCCGCTTCGAGAACACTGCTGGTGACCTTGCTGATTGCGTCGAGGCGATGGAGGAAGCGTGCACGATGGAAGAACTTGATCTGTCGTCGTACGAGCTGGATGCGATGGAACGGATGCGCTCGTTGTGCCGTCGGTTCTTGGCTCAGTACGAGCATCTGGCTCAGACTGAGATGGTTGTTGAGGAAGAATAAGCCTGTTGACTTTTCCCCTAAATGAGGGGATAATGGATTCATCAACTAACGAAAGGACCTGAAAATGCTGAACGTGACCCACACCCTCGACCGCATGGAAATCTCTGCAACCTCTGTGTCGCGTGCCATCCAAGAGACTCGTGAGATCCTCAGCGGCAGCGCTGATCAGTGCAAAGCTGCTACGAATTTCATCCGCAAACTGCTCAGCCTGGAAGTGAAGTTCGATAATCCTGACGTCGCACAGACGACCGCGGTTGCTGTCGTGGAAGCTGCTGTTCGCGCTAACGGCGAGATCGGCGACGAAGAGGCTCTGCTGAAGTCTGCGCTCGCCCGTGCTGAAGCGTTCGTCAACAAGCCCGAGAACGGTTGGATGTTCGCTAAGCCTGAGGCTGAAGTCGCTCCGCAAGAGACCCGTGCTGTTGAGGACACTGACCTGAAGGTTGTTGTCAAGTCCGACGGCAAAATCAAGCGTGGTGGCAAGCAGCAGATCGCTGGGGCTCTGTTCAAAAAGTATGTCACCGAGAGCGCGACTCCGTGCGACAACGCATGCTTCGTCAAGATCCTGATGAAGGAGGCTGGCATGACACTCGCAGGCGCTCGCACGTACGCTCACAACTGCCGCAAAGCAGCAGGCCTGACTGGCAAATAATCAGAGGTTATGAGGAGTTAAGGGATGAACGTCAGGGACACGCCGGAGTACAAGGAGGGTTACGACCGCGGCTACGCGAACGAAACACCAGCGCGTGGGCCGAGGTGTTATCACCAATCGTTTGATGATCCGTACTGGCGCGGGTATGACGACGGATGCGCTGACAGAGTGATTGAGGTTCGCAGAGAACAACAGCTGCGGCACTTGATCCGAGCCGGCAAGCTGAACTTCAAAGGATTCCGTTGACCTTTACCCTAAATCGTTGTACAATGCCCCATCAACTGACGGAGAATCAAATGGATTACGAACTGGAATACGATACGGTGTATGGTGTGTACAAAGTGATCATTGGTGAAAATGTGATCCTCTCTGGCACAGACGACCGTGGCGAAGCAGAAGAATATGCAGAACAACTGATTTCCACTGGGGAGTACTGAAATAGGATCAACTGACGAATTGTCGGGTGAGATTTTCAGTCGGGATCGCGAGAATCTGAAAACAACGGTTGAGGGTGTGCTAACCTGTTGATTTTAAAGGACGCGAAACACGTATATTTCGATAGAACGGTGTTTTGGACTCTGACAGCAAAAGCACCTGTTCTATCGAAAATAAACGCTGTTGACCTTTACCCTAAATCGTTGTACAATACCCCCATCAACTAACGAAAGGCACACAAAATGGATATCCGATATCAAGAAGACGATGTGATCCGCTTGCGCCATGTCGACTACTTCGCCGATCCGATGGACTGGGGGATGGACGCTGATGAGTACGCCCGCGTGCTCGAAGCACAAGAGAACGGCGAGCTATTCGTCGTCACCTGCGAAGCGGCTGAGGGCTATTACGACCTGAAAAGCCAGTCGACTGACCTCGAGCTGTTTGCGATAAGCGAGTATCATTTCCTCCCTGCACCGAAGAAAAGAGTTAGACGTCGTTGACATTTGCCCCTAAATCGAGTACAATACCCCCATCAATCAACGAAAGGCACACAAAATGAACAAAACGAACGAAATGAACGAAATGAACGAAATGTACTTCCGAGTCGATTCCGCCCGCATCGCTGAACTGCGGAAGGTTGCCGACGCGCTGAACACGAGCGACCTGCTCGCCCTGACGATGATGTGGGGTTTGCGAAAAATCCAAGAGATGAACATCAACTTGGTGTCTGGTGGCGAATTGCTGCCTAAACAAGTCGATCAGACGGAGGACGGGATGGCGTTGTTGGCGTCTGAAATGACATGCGATATCATCACCCCTGAAGATCTGTGCGAGAGCGCCCGCATCAACGACCTCGGCGATTACAGCGTCAAGTTCGTCACGAAAGTCGTTGGCGTACGCAAGTCAGTTTGACTGTTGACCTTTTCCCCTAAAACGGGGATACTGGACGCATCAACAAACGAAAGGGCAACAAAATGGACGACTTCGATAACATCACCTGCGAAGAATTTTACGGTGATTTTGACGAAAATGACTTCGTGGCTGAAGAGTATTGTGATGCAGACGGCCGCATTTTGCTAACTGTTCCACGCCGCTACGAAGAACAGTCACTCTTTTCGATTGAAGATGACATTCCGTTTTGAAAGAAATATATGCAGACACGCACAGCATTTTCGTACGCGCAATTGTCAGACAAACAAAAACAGGAGATTCGGTTGTACGGCTACACAGAGCGAGAACTGAAAGAGGTTGTCTCTTCTGCTCTCGACACCGGCAAAATCACTCCCAGCGACCTTGCGACGCGCATGTTGACCGAAGCACAAGAGATGGTTTCATGTGACGCAGGTGACCAGGACGATATGATGTACGATGTGATGCTGATAGAAGATGTGCGGCAGATGCTCAATCGTGTGAAATGGTTGATCAGTTCGTATCCCGTGGTGCAATAACGAGATATATCACATGCAAATCATTACTGAACAGCGCAATGTGCAGCGCGGAAACATCCAAAACGAGCACGCCTTCACCATCAAAGCCAGCGCGAAAGCGTTTGGGGTGCTGACCAATAACCTGTATTCGGATAAAGCGCTGGCAATTGTACGGGAACTGGCTTGCAATGCATACGACAGTCATGTTGCTGCAGGATGTGCAAGCCGTCCCATCGAAGTGATCCTGCCGACCCGCCTGAACCCACAGCTGGTGATCAAGGACTTCGGCACTGGCCTCGATCACGATCAGATATTGAACATCTACACACGGTTCTTCGAGAGCACCAAGACAGAGTCGAATGATTTTGTGGGGCAGCTAGGGCTTGGCAGTAAGTCGCCCTTCGCAATGTTCAAGTCGTTCACTGTTGAAGCACGTAAAGATGGCATCCGCCGCACATACACTGCCTTCTTGAACGAAGAGGGTATCCCATCTATTGCACAGATGGGCGAGGTTGCAGAAGACTGCGAGAATGGCGTCACTGTGTCGATGCACGTCAAGCCTGAAGATCACGACAAGTTCGCCAACGCTGCAAAGCGTGCGCTGATGTACTTCAGCCCGAAGCCGATCGTCTCTGGCACGCAGAACTTCGCTACGTTCGCTGTCAAGCACGGTATCGGTGGGACGAACTGGAAGGTCCGTGAGAGCGAGTACTGGGCTCGTATGAGCGGCCCGTTCGTTGTGCAAGGGTTCGTCGTCTATCCGGTTGATGGCTCGCTGATCAAGGAAGCAGGTCTCTCTGCAGGTGCTACTGCGATCGCTGATATGAACATCGACTTCTGGATGCCGATCGGCTCCGTTGATGTCGCTCCGTCTCGTGAGGCTCTGTCGTACGACAAGCGGACCGTTGCGAACATCGTTGCTCAGTTCGAAGCTGCTGCAAAGGAAATGCGCGATGTGATCGAGGCTGACTTCGCGTCTGCAAAGACGATGTACGAGGCTGGCTGCAAGTTGCACAAGTACGAGCACACTGGCGACTATGCGATGCGGAATCTGTTCAACAGACTGCACGCTGACAAGGCATTCACGTGGAATGGCAAGACGATCACGTACAAGCACGTCCTCGATGTGCTGAAGATCAAGAGCACCGTGATCACTCGTGCGTCTTCGACCGGTCGCAAACTGCAGTACTCGAGCCGTTATGAGCCGACGACTGTTGATGTCAAGCGTGAGATCAAACTCGACGACAGCGTTGCTGTGATCATTGACGACCTGCATCGCAGCACGAGCGATCTGCTCAAGCAGTTCCTCGACAACTCGACCAACAAGAGCACGGTTGTTGTACTGAAGGCTGTCAAGAAGGCTGAGCACGACGACAAGGAGATCAAGCGTATCCTGAAGATGCTTGGCGATGCTCCTGCCAAGAAGCTGTCTGAGCTGCCGTACAAGCCTACCGTTGCTGCTCGCAAGTTCGGCGGCCGCAGCAAGGCCGAGCGTCTGCGCTTCACCGGGTTCAAGAACAGCGGTCGGTACAACGAGCTCAACCGCAAGTTCAGCCGCCTGACGTGGGAGACCGTTGAGGTCGATCTGTCGAAGGGTGGGTTCTACGTGCCGATCGAGCGGTTCTCTGTCATCCGCGATGGCAAGGAAGAGACGCAGTTCGACATCATCTTGAACGTTGCTACGACGCTCGGCCTGATCACTGATGCTGACAAGGCGAAGACGTTCGGCTTCAACGCCAAGGAAATCGCGGCTCTGAACGGTGCAAAGAACTGGGTCAACCTGTTCGATCACCTGACCGCTCAGTTTGCGAAGGCTAACATCGTGCAGCGGACGATCGATGCGAACGCTGTCGCAATGCTGAACAACAAGATGAGCGACTTCAACAAGCACATCGGTGCGAGCTGGAAGCACTACGAGCAGCAGATCATCGACGGCAAGTTCAAGGCGTTTGTCAATAAGGCACGCGCTCTGACCGCACAGAACAAGGTGGCGAACGTCGATCACGTCAACTCGTTCATCAGCCTGTTCAACATCGGTGGCGATGTGCAGGGCAAGTCTGCAATGGCAGGCAACGCACTGGTCGCCGAGTGGAACCAACTGCTTGAGCAGCATGGACTTTTGCAGATGGTTGACTGGTATTATGTTGACTCGTCCCGTGCACGGTTGATTGTTGAGTACATCAACCTCGTTAATGCCAAGTAATCGTTATAACCTGCCTGGGACAAATCCTGGCCCTGGGCAGGTTTTTCCTCTTTTACTTATCGTACCATTATTCCACCATTTCATACCGGTATGAGCATTGCTTCGCTTTGTTTTGCACTCGTCAGTGTTTAGAGCCATACGAATGCTTTCGCGCCAGTGTTCAGGCAGTTTACGGTTTTGCATCAGGGCTCTTTTCCGTGCTCTGCCTTCTTCTGATAATGTGCTCCCTCGCTCTAATGCTTTTTGCCGTAAATGTTGTTTGCGCTCTTCAGATAGCTTGATGCCGCTTCTGGCTTCACCAGCCTTGCGTCTGACATCCAGCTGTCTTTGTGTCAAGGGTTTGTTTTTTCGCACACTACTCATTTTGGCGCGCGTCTCTGCGGACAGAGAGCACACTTTACCGCCTGATGTCAAGTTGTACCCGTTGGGCGATAACGTGTTGTGTTCTGCTATGAGACGCTGTTCCGCTTCGTTTGCTTCATCGAGTGTGAGCCCCTCTAGCAGTATTTCGTGCGTGAAACTGTCCCAGCCGTACTTTTGCACCGCTGCAGAAAAAGCTGGACAACCGGAGTTAGGCGATTTGTGATTGGTTTCTCGGTGTTTCGTGTTTTTGGTTATACCAATGTACGATTTACCCGAAGGGCTGGTGTGCTTATAAACTAAATAGTTCATGCTGATGTTCTCCTATAACATTAGAGCTGGTGGAGTTGGCGCTCGCGACCGGCACCTTTATTTATGATCATTGCCCTGTTGCCCTTTCCCCTAAATGAGGGGATAATGGATTCATCAACTGAAGGAAGCACCAAATGATCAAGACGGTAATCACAGCATGTGTCCTGGCAGCATCAACAGCGGCAATCGCTGATACGTGTATGATGGGTCGTGATAAAGCCACCTGGTGGCTTGAGGAACGTGTTGCCAACCCTGTTTGGTACGTTGGTAGCAAACCAGTTGATGAAAGCATGTGGGTTGAGGACTACAAAGCTTGCCTGAAGGAACGGAAGCGCGCTGCTGCTCACGCAAAAGCTCAAGCAGCAAAGCCAGGCGTGCAGATTGGTATGAGCGGTGAACAGGTCATAAAAACAACAAGCTGGGGTCGCCCTGACCGAGTCAACCGTACCACCACCACGCACGGTACACTTGAGCAGTGGGTATATCGCTCAGGTGGCTATCTGTACTTCCGCAACGGAGTGCTGACCACGATTCAGAACTAACAACACGGTCGCAGCAAAATAAACTGTTGACCTAAACACGAGATGGGGGTATAGTATCCCCATCTCAACTGACAAAGGACATCAAGATGAATAGTTTTCTGTTTACTGACAATGACAGCCTGGCGCTGAACATCAACAACAAGCCTTACAACATTGACAGCTCGAACCCGAACTGGGACCTAGTGATCTCTGCTCTCAAGGCAGGCGACTTCGAAGCGATCCCTGATCTGATCAACCAGACAAAGGCTCTGGAGAAGTTCGTTGCTGCTGGCACCGATCAGTATACGAACATCGAAGTGAACATCGAGTACGGCACGATCGTCTACAACGGCGAGCCTGTTGCCAGCGTGATCATTGACCACATCTTCCGTATGAAGGAACAAGGCTTCGACATCAAGCCGATGTTGCGTTTCCTCGATAACCTGCTGAGCAACCCTTCGAAGCGCGCTGTTGACGAGCTGTACGGCTTCCTGCAGTACGGCAAGATGCCAATCACCGAAGACGGTTGTTTCATCGCGTACAAGAGCGTACGTGGCGACTACAAGTCCATCCACGATGGCAAGACTGACAACAGCATCGGTTCTCGTCCGTCTATGCCCCGCAACCTCGTCAACGAGAACAGCAACGAGACTTGCTCGACCGGCCTGCACTTCTGCTCACACGAGTACCTGAAGCACTTCAATGGTAAGCGCGTTGTGATCCTGAAGATCAATCCCCGCGATGTCGTCAGCATCCCTGCTGATTACAACAACACGAAGGGCCGTGCTTGCGCGTACGAAGTCGTCGGTGAACTGACGCCTGATCAAGTCCGTGAAGCAATGAGCACGAATGTGTTCGTTGACGCTGTTCACAACGGTGCTGCTCCTGCTGCGAAGCCTGCTGCATTCAAGGGCAAGGGACCGAAGGAGAGCGCTGGGACGTTCGCTCGTGGCTATCAGGCAGGGTATGATGCCCAGCAGACTGGGGCCGCTTATGACGACACTGCTCCGTTGGGGCTGACTGATGTCCAAGAGCAGAACTTTATGGACGGCTACGATCAAGGTTGGGCTGATGCTGAAGACGCTGCTTCTCGTCGCTATGTCTACACTGGCGGTGCAACTGCCCCTGCCGTTGACCAAGCGAGCGTTGACTTCCATCAAGGCTACAAGGTTGGCTACGCTGACGGCCGCTCTCGCAACGCTAGCATCGTTGCTGAGTGGGAAGCAAATCTGTCATCATTCAACGGTGGCTACATCCTGGGCTACGAGGACGGCCGCGGCCACAAGCGCCGTCGGTTCTAAAGAGCGTCAGTAGGCGGTGCAATGCCGCCAAGGTCGGGACTTCCGTCAGTTGGACCGACCACTCGAGCCCCCTGGAGAGATCCAGGGGGTTCACCTGTTGCCTTATTGTATAAAGTAGAGGACAATGGGATCAAGTAAGAAAGGATTTGGAAATGTCTAGCGGATATATTGGAAACGCAGGCGATGCAGCACAAGAGTTGGCACAGGATCACGTTAACAACCTGATCCACGAGGCGCGCCAGTACTTCAATGGGATCGTTCTCCAAGATTGTGAGGACTGTGGTGATGAGATCCCACAAGCAAGAGTCCAGGCACTGCGCCACGTGGGATGCACACGGTGTATTTCCTGCCAGGAAGCGTTTGACAAGTTGCCAAAACGCCAAGTGCGGATGCTCGACCGAGTTCTATAAGGATCAATGTTTACTGGTGGATTTTCAACTGTTGACATTTGACCCCAACTCGCGTACAATGCCCCATCAACTAACGGAGAGCACAATGAAAGTTTACGGCATCGAATACAACTCTGCGGACGGCATGCAGTGCACTCACATCGATCTGTATGCTGACCGCAATGCCGCTTGTGCGGTTGCT